ACTTAGTTGGTAGATGTTATGGTGCTCCTGTACCCAACTCTCCCAACGCACTAGACTCACAGTTTCCAACGGTACCTTTTGTACCTGCTGTAGTAGAGCCAGACCCATCACCTGCTGAGGTGATACAGAATTTAGTTGGTCGTTGTTATCCAGGTCTACCAAGGATACAACCACCACCAGATATCCCAGAGATAGATACGAGTGGTCTTATCTGGGACTTTAGTTCCATCATAGAGTTTATTGATCCTCTAATAGATCCTAACCCTCTAAAGAATGGTAAGATAACTATTAAATTACCTGACCCTAACGACCCCGACGAGAAGATTACATGGGGTGGTACCGATGATCAATGTGCTGAGGTTGTCAGGTTAAGAGTAAAGAATTTACTTAAAGATTTAAACAACGGATACTGGGAGCATATTCAGACAGGTGAGAAGTATTACTGTCCTGATGATGGTGATAAGAATATAGATTGGGAAAGGTGTGTAAGAAATTCACTTGAGTGTTTGTTTAGACCTTACTTTGGTGCTGCATGGACACCACCGAAGGCAGACTGTAGTACCCACTCAATGAATGGGTGGAGTGGTAACAGGACTGAGGTATGTGTAGAGAATTGTTATCCAGATAGGATACCTATCTATGAATCCAAGTTAGATGCACCACAACCTGCTAATGTAACCTTTGATTCAGGAGGTAACCTAGTTGCTACAGGTACATCAGGTACTGCTACTGTAGTGCTGAGGTATTGGTGGAATGATAGACCAAGCACTGCGGGTACTGCTGTGTCTACTATCGTAGTTAATGGTACTACTTTTACCCAGTCAGGTAGAGGTGGGTCACAGACAGAGACTATTACTATCAGTGTGCCAGGTACCACCTCTGTTACTTACAATGGATTGACTGGTGGTTTCACAGTAGAGGATAGTGCTACTAGACTATGCTTGAAGGACTATGATGGTAACGATTGTAATGGTAACTTTAAAATAGAAGCAGCGATCTCTGCTGGTGACCATGCATACGATCAATCAGCTGTGCCTGGTGCAGGTTATACTAATACATCAAGTGGACATGCATTTTATATACTAAAGAATGAGATACCAAGTGTAACGGTACCACTCTTTAAGTACTACTCAACTTCTAAGACTGATACATTCCTCACTACCAACCCTGGTATGCCTGACACTGATGGTGCAGGTGAGAGAGCAACTATGAATGCTTCAGGTATGATATTCAGGGAGATATTAGGACATGTCTTCCCTAATGCTACTGTTATGAGAAGTTATCTTGCTCCTGATGAGCAAGCAGAAGCATTACATAGGTATCACAGCAGTAATCCATTCGATCACATGTATAGTATCGATAACTTTATGGAGTCTGGATTCCCTGTCAAGATACCAGATTACTTTGCTTATCGTGTACCGACTAACCCTACTGCTGACCTCACTGTTGAGATGGATGTAGAGAAGGGTACTGCTGGATATAATAATGCATTAGGAATATACTTAGCAGATGATACAGGTCCAAAGGTAGGTAGAGTTGTAGTAACAAGTGCTAGGAATGGTACCAATCTTTATAGAGTAAGCATTCCCAAGGCAACACTAGAAGGATATGCTGGTGGCACGATGGGTTTCTATCTCATACCTGATGGTGGATCTCAAAACTCATTGACAATGGCACAAGAGATGACCTTTACTCCATTGAATGATGGGTATAGTGCTGTAGGTATCAGCACAGCACAGAGTAATTACTGTCTCTTCTCTGATAAGAGACACAATCCTACTGATAAAGATCAGACTAAGTGGCATGGTAAACAGCACCAGATGTGGGAAGACCTTATCAATGGTGACGATGACTATGATGACCTAAGACTATGGCATAACTTAACATGGTCGTTTGGTGGTTACTTCTATGAAGGTATCCAATGTTATGTCTATGGTAAGGCAGCACCACCTAAGATCATGAGGAAGATACAGAATGAAAGTCCTTGTGACTCTAGGATACTTAAGTATTCTTTCAGGGATGTCACTCTAAGGAGGACAGACTGTGGTGAGAAGATGCCAACCATCAACACAAATGATGTGGACTATGAGTGTGCACAATGTACTGGGGGTTATACTATTAAGATAAACAAGGAGCAGACTATACCTGCACAGGTTGGTGGCACCTTTAGGTTTGTATCCATGGGTGGTATTGCTGGTGGATTGTTTGGTGAGTGTATGAAGTTTACCTTGAAGGCAAAGAAGAATGGTGTAGATCTCTGGACAAAACAATTTGAAGCAGCGTATTGGCCCAAGATAGGACAGGATTTGTATGCTTCTGACATAGTATTAACGTCAGGTGACACCCTTACCTTTGAGGTAGTAAGTATAGATGTTGGACCTGTTACAGGTGACATAGCATTACAGGTAGGACTGTATGATATGACAACCACTAACTTTGACAGTGTATTTAAGTTACAGTTAGGTACCACACCACATGATGATGTCCAAGGATCTACTCAAGGTGCACCAGTAGGTAATGATCTCCAAGATAATACTTCAAACGTTGGAGAGATCACTGGGTTGGCAATGCAATTCCGTCCTACTAATAAGGGTGAGTTTGAGTGGGAGCCTGGAGCAAAGGCAACACACAGTTGGATAGATCTATCACCACCAGATCCTGGTGATCCAATGACTAATGTATGGGTGGGTAATGTTAAGGTAGCAATGCATGGTACCAATCAGATACCTGCTGAGATACCAGGCGAGTCTAGGTATATTAATAACCCACTGATGCCTAACTTACCTGGCGGATACATTGACACAGGTTATGTCCTAGATGAGAATGAATACTTTAGTGATAGTATCTTACCAACATATAATTACAGACAACTTACAGGTGTATACAATCACCTTCTAGAGAACCACTTGGTCACTAGGTTTGAGACCCTAGTAGGAGAGTTTTCTGCTGCTAATAAAGATGTATTGTTACAAGCAGCACCCACCACGTTTGCAAAGGGTGCTATCCCATGGTATACTCTTGGTGAGCAAGGCACTCCAGGTTATCAGTCAGTTGTAGATAATCTCTGGGATGGATGGAAGGTCACTCCAACATGGAGAGACACATACTTCAACCCAGTAACCTTTATACATGACTACACACTGGATAATTTTGCTGGCACAGGTGCTAGTAACTTTGCTAACGCTGCTAAGATACGAGTAGGAATAACATTCTACCCAGTCGTAGCAAGTTTCAGTGCTAACTCTAGGAATGTACATTACTGGCAAGCAGCCATACATATCTTAGAGATTATATCTCCTGGTAAAGGATACACTGAAGCGATGGAGTTTATCTGCACATGGCCTCCAATAAGAGACCCAGTGACAGAGGACCAACTCACAACACCATACTATCCTGACTACGAGTCAAACTTTAAAATACCTGGACGACCTCTGGTTGCATGGTTTGAGGATGATGATCTAGTTAAGAGGACAGCGAAGGAAGCATTCTATCAAGAATCACACAACAAATCCTCACCAGTATGGTACTTCACCACTGATAGAAACAAATTCAGGGTGAAATTTAAGATCATAATCACATCCGTAACTACTTAAGTCAGGAAACGCATACATAATTATGTCACAAGGATTCAACACGAGGGAAGCAAACGCAGAGCGATCTCTTGAGAAATCTTCAAAGCAATTGAAGATGCTTCGGAAAGTTATTGAGCAGTACAAAGACGACCCCAAGGGTAAGAAGAAGATGCTCAAGAAGATGAAGAGGTACTGGAAGAGTCCAATCGCTGAGATCAAAGGTCTCGACTACAAACCGAAGGGTGATGACTACGTACTACCTGAAGATTTGCAGTCAGATCTAGGCAGAATGGCCGAATATATTGATCCACGAAAGGAAGAGGGTGAGCCAGATCAAGAAGTGTCACTTACTGCTGACCAAGAAGCAGAATTACGTGATAGACTGTCAAAAAATCAGGAAAAGGATGATCAATCTCGATGAAAAATTTCATGACTACCTAGGTAGTAAGACAAAAACCTTTCGTATAGATGGAGTAGAGGAACCACTACAAGGATACGGATACTGTTGCGATGGCAGCGATATCACAGGGTATTATGTAACTACTATAAACTATAAGCTCTACTACAATCTCAACGATCAATTCATTAGGATGGATGCACTTCGGGAACTGGCACAAGGGGGGTTGACGGATAACCCTAATGTATAGTATTATAAATACTTCTTAACAAAGGACTCGAAAGAATCGTAACCCTGTGTTGGAATAAAAGAACCCCATGTCGGGGGTTTCTATCATCCGCAGGGTCTTTTAGTATCCTTGCGAGACACTTAAACAAAAACATGTCAATCAAATCAACAATCGCTGCTGTTGCAGCATCTCCATTCCTATTCGCTGGTGCAGCTTTTGCTGGTCCATATGTGAATGTCGAGTCAAATCTTTCCTATCCTGATGGAGAGTATTCTTCTGCTACAACTGACGTTCATATCGGTTACGAAGGAACTAACGGTGGCAAGCTTGCATACTACGTACAAGGTGGTCCTGCTGTATCTCATAGCGAGTCTGCTGATGACACAGACCTAGACTTCTCTGGTAAAGTAGGTGCTGCTTATGCTATCGCTGATGCTACATCTGTATACGGTGAGCTTTCAGGCATCACTGATGAAGACAGCAACGGTGACTCTCTAGTCAACTGGGGTGCTAAAGCAGGTGTTAAGTTCACTTTCTAAAAGCGAAGGTTAATATCACACTATATAAAGGGTCACTTAAGGTGACCCTTTTTTCTTTCCACTATTAAAACTATGGCCGAAAAGTCTCCTGGTAACACCGCCATCTATACTAGAGAAGGGTGTCCCTACTGCACAAAGATTAAAGAAGTTTACAGATCTAAGGGGTGGGGCTATGCAGAATACAAATTAGATGTTAACTTTACAAGAGAGCAGTTTAAAGGTGAGTTTGGACAACAAGCTACTTTCCCTCAAGTTATCATTAACGGACAAAAAAAGGGTGGGTGTACCGAAACTGTTAAATACCTTCGAGAAAATCAATTCGTATGATGAGTGACGCTAACCCAGAGGAACTTTATACTATTATTGACAGAGCAATCGATGAAGCGATGTTCAATGGTAGATTCCTTCTTAATATGAAATCGTATCTTACTGGTAACAAGTGGACACGAAAACAAACAGGTGAATTACTTGAATCAAGTTCAATGGGAGAGTTAAATCAAGCAGTGGATGAGTTGTCTCAATACATTGCAAGGGACAAGTATATGTCTGAAGCCTACAGTAACGTGCCTAAACCACAGGCACGTAAGATTAGGAAGTATTATGAGACACTTATAAATGATGCCCAAGAATATTATGATAACCGTAGACCTGGAAGACCTAGGAAGTCTGCTAAATAAAAAAAATAGCAAGGGAGATTGCCTATGACCGATGTAGAATTCTATTACATCTCTTTCTTCCTTACAATAGGTAGTTTTCTTTTAGGTTTTGTGGTATCATGGAACATAAAAGATGTCTTTGATCAGTGGAAGGAGCGAGCAGAGTATGCTGCCATGGTCATGCACCCAGAAATGTATGACGAAGACGGTCCTGTTGATCCTGGTGAGTTAATATACTTGCGTATTCACGACGAAGATGATATAGTAGATGATGAAGACGAGTAAGTTATGAAACTAATGATTTCTGAAGTGCTTCAGAAGGCACATAATGCTAAGACCAAAGCGAAGAAGATTGAAATCCTAAAGGATAACAATACTCCTGCGTTGAGGTCTTTGTTTGTCTGTAACTTTGATGATAGTCTGTCACCACGTGTACCTCTCGGTGAGGATGTACCTTACCGTAAGAATGAGGCACCAAAGGGCACAGAGCATACACTATTGGAGAAGGAAGCAGTAAAACTCTATCGATTCTTTAAGGGTGGTGATGATACACTACCTAACATGAAGGTAGAGAATATGTTTATTCAAATGCTTGAAGGACTTCATGCTGATGAAGCAGAGGTTGTAATTAAGGCAGTTAATAAGACACTTCATAAGAAGTATCGTATTACACATGCTGTAGTTAAAGAAGCATTCCCTAGCATCCAATGGGGTGATAGAGGTAGATGAAACATACTCCAGAGCAACTGGAACGGCTTAGCTCAGGTAAAGGATGCACTGTTATTAAGACATGTGTTACACCTGATGCTGCTGAGGATAAATCATTGCCAACTAACTCATGGCTTCTCACATTAGAGAAGGATGGAGATACTTGGTTTGATATTGTCATGGGTGGATCAGTATCTATCTTTGACAATTATTATGATGTATTCGGTGATTGTATGAAGAAGATGTCATACACTAAGGGACAAGTCAACCCTACACTTTTTAACCTTCAACCTAAACCTCCAAAGAAGAAGAAAAAATGACAGATAGTATGCACAAAGCGACACTGCTCAAACTGTTAAAGGAGAGAGCATATAAGAGAGGACAGTATACATTATCATCTGGCAAGGAGTCGGAGCATTATGTCAATTGCAAACCTGTAACTCTTTCATGTGAGGGTAACGCATTGTTATCAGCACTGATGTTTAAACAGTTAGATCCTAAGTCAGTAGCAGTTGGTGGTCTAACCCTAGGTGGTGACCCATTAGTCTGTGGTGTTGCACAGCGAGCATACTATAAGGGTGGTCACATCGATGCTCTTATTGTCAGAAAGAATCCTAAAGGATATGGTACCAAAGAGGTCATTGAAGGTAATAAACCACCTAAAGGATCAGTTGTAACTGTCCTAGAGGATGTGACAACCACTGGAGGTAGTGCTATGAAGGCAGTCAATGTCTTACGTGGTGCAGGTTACACAGTTAATAGAGTTGTTGCTATAGTAGATCGTATGGATGACCATGAGATCTGGGATCATAATAAGATTGAATTTTTATCACTCTTTAAGTTGGAGGACATTATAGAATGACAGTTTACTTTGATCCAAGGAAACCAAAGAAGGATCCTTCTGAGATGACTGAGGAAGAAAAAAATTATGAGTTAGGTAAGCAAATCGTGACAGCAATAGCAAACTTATTCATATCACCTGCTATACTATTCTTAGTCTGGAATGCAGTGATGCCAGGATTGTTTGGAGTAGGTACTCTAGGATATTGGTCGGCAATGGGACTGTATATAATTTCAAGGATTTTATTGAAGAAGAATGACTAGACTATGGAGAGTATGGAAGTATGCGTTGGGTAGTTTCGCTGATGAGAAGACCCAGAGGTATGATAATCTTGTATTGCTTGTACGATCTGGCATCTTTCTTACTTATCTCATCACTAATTGTTTCATTATTAGCGGAGTAATCAGACACTGGAATGACTAAAGTATGTCTCGTCACGGTAACACCTGACGCTGAAAAAACTATAGGATACATCGCAAGAGTATCCAATCCAAACAATCAAGACAACCCTAAAGTAGAGGGGTTGTTAAAGTATTGTATTAAGCATGGACACTGGTCTATCTTTGAGCAAGCACACATGACCTTGCAGATAGAAACTACTCGTGGTATTGCAGCACAGATACTAAGGCATCGTAGCTTCACATTCCAAGAGTTTAGTCAGAGATATGCTGACACTAACCTCCTTGATCCACCAGAGATACCTGAATTGAGGAGACAAGACACTAAAAACAGACAGAATAGTATCGATGATATCCCAGAAACCGAGCGAGCCTTTTTACAAGGCCGAATTAAACAGTACTTCGATGAAGGACAAGCCCTCTACAATGACTTACTTTCTAGCGGGGTTGCGAAAGAGTGTGCGAGATTTGTGCTCCCCTTGGCTACTCCTACTCGTATCTATATGTCTGGTTCTGTAAGGAGTTGGATGCACTATATACAACTACGCACTGCCAACGGTACACAGAAGGAGCACATGGACATAGCAAACCTATGTCGTGACCACTTCATCTGTAACTTCCCCATCACATCTAAAGCATTAGGATGGTGTCCTGATGTAGATGAAGACTGTGACTGTCGCTACGATGGATGGGATGACCTACAACCTTGCTTACGAATAGACTAATGATTGATGATGATGTGAAAATTACTATCAACCTTAACAAGTTGGTAGAAGCAAGAGCAAAACTCCAGACACAATATGGAGATTACTCTAGTAAGATATCCAAGGGTGAATATCTTGATGGGAATGACATTGATCGTATCGCAAGTGGGTTAAGAGATACCTTGACTTGGGATACTCTTTATAGTATGGTTGATGATGCTGTCTTGGATTACTTGGGTGTAAAACATAATCATTATGGTGAGATCCAACCTGAGCCTGGTCGTGAAGCATATCTAAATCAGATTGAAAAGAATAAGAAAGACTTTAAGATGGTTGATCTAGTATCACCAGCATGGACAATCCAAGTACCTATGAGGAAAAAGTAATGCCAACATATCCAGTAATAAATAAGAATACAGGAGAGAAGAAAGAACTTTCCATGAGTATGCTAAAATATGATGAATGGAGAAAGGACAATCCCGATTGGGACAAGGACTGGTCAGCAGGTACTGGAGGTATAACCTACGGAATGCCTAAGCAATCAGACGGTTTCAAAGAAGTGATGTCTAAAGTCCAAGAGAAGCACCCAGGTGCTAACCTATCGAGGTATACTTAAACATGCCAGCACGTAAGAAAAAGAACGGCAACGGAAATGGTAACGGTAACGGGACCAACAGACGAATGAAGAGGAAACCACCTATAAATCTTGATCACCTCAAGACTATAGATCCACTAACAGATAACCAAACAACAGCATTTGATGCCTACAAAGAGGGTAAACATTTGGTGTTGCATGGTGCTGCTGGTACTGGTAAGACATTCATTAGTTTGTATCTCGCACTCCAATCAGTATTGAATCCAGAGACACCTTATGAAAAGGTATACATGGTAAGGTCTCTAGTCCCTACAAGGGAGATTGGATTCCTACCAGGAGATCATGAGGATAAGAGTGACTTGTATCAAATACCATACAGAAATATGGTACAATACATGTTCCATATGCCTGATGAAGCATCATTTAAAGTACTATATGATAACCTAAGAGGACAAGAGACAATAGATTTCTGGTCCACATCATTCTTGCGTGGTGTAACCCTTGACAAGTCCATTATAATAGTGGATGAGTTCTCTAATCTAAACTTCCATGAGCTAGACAGTATTGTCACTCGTGTTGGAGAGGATAGCAGGATCATATTCTCAGGTGATTACTCACAATCAGACCTCACTAAATCAAACGAGAGATCTGGTGTATTAGATTTCATGAAGATTGTACAAGCTATGCCATCATTTGAATGTGTAGAGTTTGGTATCAATGACATCGTGAGGTCTGGTTTCATAAGGGAATACCTCATCACTAAAATTGAAATGGGATTTGATTAATGTTTAATTATGTTGGTCCTGCTAAACCTCTTAAGGAGGTGACGAGTAGGACGTTAGATCATGGTCGCTTTTATAAAATTGATGACCTTTGGATGCCTAGTGTTACAACTGTGGTTGGACATCAGTCAAAACATGGTATACTAGAGTGGCAGAACCGTGTAGGTTTTGCTGAAGCAGAAAAGGTACGACGTGCTGCTGCATGGCGAGGCACTCAGTACCATAACTTAGTGGAGCATTATCTTAAAAATGAATTGGAAGAAGTTGAGAAGAGCAAGGGTCTTCCCACGTACCTTTTTAGGTCTGCTCGTGAGACTCTTAATCGTATTGACAATATTCATGCTATTGAAGCCCCTCTTTACTCTCGCACTCTACGGATTGCTGGGCGTGTTGATTGTATTGCTGAGTTTGATAACGAGCTTGCTATTATAGACTTCAAGACCACCAAGAATCTAAAGAAGGTGGAGCACTTGGAGAAATTCTTTGTGCAAGAAGCAGCGTATGCTTACATGTACTATGAGTTAACAGGTATAGAAGTAGACAAACTTGTCACTCTATCTGTTGCTGAAGATGGTACTATGCAAGTAGAGCAGAGATATGATAAGAATCCTTACATGGATACCCTTGTCGATTGGATAAACATATATCATGAGGAGATCAATGAAGGAAATTGAAGAGAAATTTATGACTCAAGGGAAGTTTACTTCTCTAGTAGAGCAAAGAGTGAAAGATAGTAATGGTCTTATAAATTACATAGAAGCAGTAGCATCTGTATGTGAAGAGTTTGACATAGAAGTCGAAACAGTAAACAAATTGATATCTAAACCATTAAAGGATAAGATCAAGTGGGATGCACAGCAATTAAATTATATGAAACGTACAAGTAGAGGGGTATTAAACCTATGACTGATGACTTTTTCAAATCACAAGTAGTACAAAAGGAGTTGGAGCAAATCCAAGAGTGCTACACTGAACTACTGAAGATGTCTTCAGGACTAGCAGACTTCTCACCTAAAGAGAGACTAGATCATATCGAGAAGACACTAGAGTTGGTTGCTAAACAAAAAGTATTCTATGCTAGACTACAACTAGCAGCAAATGAGTTACAAGATGATGACTCAGCAAAGGCAATCAAAGAGAGGATCGAAGTGATGTCAGGTCAATTTAGTGGTGGTATGAATCTAACTATGATACTGGATCACATGGAAGAGAAGCTAAGAGGATGGAGAAAGGATCTCAGAGAACAGGGTGTTGACACCGCCTAAATAGTATGCTACTATAATCCAGTAGCAATATCACAATACAACTTCGGAGACAAATACTAATGTCATTCGCATCTTTAAAGAGCAAGTCTGGTAAGTTTGCTAAGCTTACACAACAGATTGAAAACATGTCCAAGCCTCAGGGGCGTGGTCCAGATGAAAGACTCTGGAAACCAGAGGTAGATAAGAGTGGTAACGGTTATGCCGTTATTCGTTTCCTACCAGAGCCAGATGGAGAAGATCTCCCTTGGGCACAGGTATGGAGTCATGCATTTCAAGGACCAGGTGGTTGGTACAT